TATTCAGACGATGCTCTTGCTTACACAATTCCAGCTATCGCAGCATTTTATAATAATTCAGAATATGTATAAGAGTGGGCGAATCTGATAAAATATGGTGTAACAAACTAATAAGGAGTCAAAGCGTTAGGGTATAAAATCACAAGATAACGTAGTATAACGACTTATGCTACAACGATATTGATATAAAAACATATGATAAGATATATTTTAAAAAATCATACAGGAAGAGTTGTAGATGTCAGCAATGTATTATTCAAATTATCCAATGCACGAACTGTTATCGGAGTTAGAACTAAAGAGATATTAGATTCAACAGGCTATACGGCATATTTAAAGACATTAAAAGTACGAACTGAAGATGGTGAAACTAATTTAGGCGTGTTATTTGGATAAATTGCAACCCATCCATTTATCTATGAAGGTACCCACTACTTATTCCCATATGCGTACACACCCAAGAATGAAGATATTGTTATTATTCGTGACGTAATGGCATTCGCTGCAAAGTAAGTACTGACTAGAGTTCTATAAGCTCGTAAAGCAGGCCTTAATGTTCATGTTTATTATATGTAGCATACCATTAACGACATTTCAGCATTAATAGAAGATGTTCATATAAGCGGTGGGCCTCATATTTATATAACCGGATTACATGGCAAGAATTCTGTTCCAATCTGTGACGATTATGGAAGTTAATAAATTAATTGGAGTAATTTGTCGGCTCGGCGATAGGGACATCCGATTTATGTATCAATTGCATCAGAATAGTTATAATTAAAACCAACTTTAGAGTTTCCTTACAATACCTCAATTGCTTACTCACTTTTTACTAATGTGTTATAACCTTAAGTGCATGGTTATGTAATACCTGAAAATATTATGAGTGTATTTACCCCACTTGCATTAACCCACTTAAATTAGCAATAATCAGGACAAACATTTAATACAACTAATGCACTTTCTGATATAATAGCAATGGGTAGAACTTCTTAGTTACCACGTATGCGACCAACAATGTTATAAAATATGTATAGTGTAGTATTAGAACACACGAGACGTATGTAGTAAACTGAAATGCGAAGAACACTAACTGTCGAGTTGACATAATTAAATAAAACTGTAACTATTACTGATACTAACTATGGAACTATTAATGCAACACTGGGTGTATAGTTTATCCCTATTAATAAATATGCAGGGATGGGACACTTAAAAAATGTACTTATTAGAAATGTATAAAGCTTCTTATCACTCATATTTTTAGGTATGAAGAATCATAAAAATAAGGATTTGAGATATTATGGGGGAGCACTGTTAGCAAAAATAATTATGAATACTTGTATCAATAGATTTATCCGATCAGAAAGTATCTATTAGAATTGGTTTTTTAAGTTAATACATAAAGTCATCGATCAACCATAATCAGCGCGTATATGTGAACAGATTTTAAAAGAACCTGAAACTTTTGGGTGTACGAGTAACTTAATACGCTATAATCCACGGATACCACCTACATTGAAACATACACTTATCCATTATACACTTTATCCATTTCTAAATTCGGGTCTACCTCGGAAATTAACTTATAACCCATTAGCAGCATTATAATTAATGTTTCATTATATGTTTAAATCTACATTAGGCCGTTTTCTCACGGGTATACCAATGATATGTATGATCGGCATGTTTGTAAAAGGATATATGAAATACCGGAGCTTATAATAACGATATTTGGAACCTTAACGTATGTAGCCAGCGTAAATTGATGTAACTGTAACGCCATAAGAAGTTTAGAGCGCGGAGGATAAGAATGGAAAATTTGCAGATGCTATACCGTTAACTGCTGTTAATGTAACAACATAACCGCTTATTGACGTTAGTGATACAGAGGATGAAGTCGAATTAAAGCCAGAAGAAGCGCATTAAGTATATGGATATAAGAAATCGAATTTTACCTTACCATTTGCGAAGCCTATACTTTTTTAAACCTCAACTATGCGATATAAATGTTATTTACCAAACGGTTTGAAAGTAACTAGTTGGGATTTGGAAGTGTATTTGAGGTAAAATGAACAGATATTGCGTGATTAAGTAGTACATAATCCGGGTATAAAGTATAAAACTAAATAATTATAACCAAAATTAGTAGAATATACGAATTTAACATTATTATTCAGTATAACATAGCGCTGTAATTAAATGTTAACTAAACCATCTACAGCTATGTAATACGAGTTTGAATTATTTGTTCGCGATCGTATGACAGCAATAATTGATTTAATGCGTATGGAAATAATACTTAATATGAAAACGGTTACTGATTATATAGAACAATTAATACCATCTAAACGTAAATTTTATACCGCATGCCACAATACACTCAAAAGTGTAAATTATAATGAGTTTGACGGATACGTTGCATTTTTAAAAAATAACGAGTTATTATATGGTCCACCATCGAGTGTAAAGGGACGTATAGTATGGGATCCTCCTAAGTATATAAAAGTATATTTAGGAGCCTTTAATTATAATATTATAAAGATATTAGAGAAAAATCCGACACTGAATGGGATACTCTAGACTTAGAATATTATAATAAATAAAACTGCAGGTGAAATAACAGATTATATATCGTAAATAAATATTCCCGCATGGAAGTATTCATGGGATGGTAAGAATCATGACAGTTAAATGACTTGGTATTATTAGCGTTTAGTTTATTAGAGGCTAATAGTGGAACTTTAGGATTTGATGTTAAAAATGAATATTCCACCTTTATTTATTAATAAAATCATCTAATTTGCAACAAAGAAAAACTAATTTAAAGCATACTTTTTGAAAACAAATATAGCTCCAAAGAAAAAATCTATTATGATTAAAGGCACTGTATCGGATCAAACATGTTCAGGTAATCCATTATAGACAACAGCATGTAATAGTTTAATTACTGCGTTAATGCTTGAATTTATTGTAATAAAAGCTAATATCCCATCGAATATGACTAAAGGATGCCATACAGGAGATGATGGACTATAATTCGTGCATCCAGATTATACTTCAAGCTTTGAGCATACATTTAGAGATATCATTAATGTCGCGGATA